TCTAACTTTATTCCAGTTCGTACATTAACAGAAGATAATGGAACATTGCAGTGGCACGTTCAAAACAGTGCCGGACAAGGATCAATTGGATCAATAAAGATTGTAAATGCAGGATCTAATTATTCAACAGTTAATCCTCCTACAATCACTATCACAGGTGATGGCACAGGAGCTGAAGCTATTGCAACTGTTAATGCAACATCACTCGGTGTAGAAAGTATTTTGATTACAAACAAGGGTCAAAATTACACACGCGCTAATGTAACTTTTGCCTCCGCTGTGGGTGGTGGCGCTTCAGCCAGAGTTATTATGAGTCCTGCAGGTGGTCATGGCGCTAATCCTGTAGAAGAACTCGGAGGATCTTTTGTTATTATCAATCCAAGATTAAGAGGATCAGAATCGGGTGTCATAGACACTCAAAACGAAATTAGACAGATAGCATTAATTAAAAATCCTATATTGAGAGATGGAACTACAATAGCTTCTGAAGTGGTATACTCACAAACAACAAAGGTAATTGTGCAAAAAGAAGGCGACAACTACGAAGAAGACGAGTATGTTTTTCAAGGATCAGATTTAGAGACTGCGACATTTAAAGGTAGAGTTGTAAGTTGGAATTCTGCACAGAATATTTTAGATTTGGTAGATGTTTCTGGAACTTTAACATCCCAAGGCGGTGTCTTACAAGGCAGCATATCAAATGCTGGTCGTCTACACTTAAGTAGTATTGATAAATCGTTTACTCCATATACAGGAACTTTATTGTATATAAATAATATTACGCCAATCCAAAGAGCTACAGATCAGACCGAAGATTTTAAGATTGTAGTTTCATTTTAATTCCAGTGAAGAGGAAAAAGACTAAATGGCATTCATCGTTGATGTTTACGCAAACACACCAGGTTCAGAATACGCAAATACAGAGCAATACAACATATCGACAGATTTGAATGTAACTCCATATTATGACGATTATGATGCTAAGAAAGAGTATTACAGAATCCTCTATAAGCCTGGTTTTGCCGTCCAAGGCCGCGAACTTACTCAAATGCAGACAATTCTGCAAAAGCAGATTACGCGATTTGGTAGACATATATTCCAAGAAGGCACTATCGTTATTCCTGGTAATTTCCAGTTATTTGCAAATAACGATTCTTCAACAGGCGCTTTGGATTATGTAAAGATTAAGGATGTTGATCCTGCAGGTAATAATATTATTATTTCAAATTTTGATGGTGTATTACTTCGTGGTGCTGAATCTAATGTTACAGCGTATGTAAATATTGTTGCTGATGGTACACAGGATACAAGTATAACAAAAACCCTTTATATTGATTATTCTTCGGTTGATAGTGCAAATACCGATCAAAAGAAATTTAAAGAAGGTGAAACTCTCGTATCAAATGTTGGTAATCTTGTAGTAGTAGCAACAAATGCCACAGGAAAAGGATCTGCTTTCCGTATTACAGAAGGCGTTTTATTCTCAAAAGAACATTTTATATATTTTCCAGGACAAGAAGTTATCCTGGATCGCTATAGTGATAATCCAACAGCTAAAGTTGGATTCAACATTGTTGAAAATATCATTGATTATACTGGTGATAGCACTCTACTTGATCCGGCTCTCGAATCTTCAAACTATTCTGCGCCAGGTGCTGATCGTTTAAAACTAACAGCAGTTTTGGAATCTCGTGCATTTGATGATACAGAAGGTGTTCCAAACTTCACAACCCTCTTTACTATTAAAGATGGTGTTATCAAAACAATCAATCAAAGAACTCAATATAGCATTCTCAAGGACGAACTTGCAAAAAGAACTTATGATGAATCCGGAGACTACTATGTTTCTGGTCTAGATGTTGAACTTAGAGAAAATAGAGATTCAGGAACAAATGGTGGTCTTCTTCCAGCTTCAATTGGTCCAGATGCTAATGTTATTTCTGTTCGTATTAATCCTGGTACAGCATATGTTAAAGGATATGAAGTTGAAATTATTAGTCCAGATTATTTAATTACACCTAAATCTAACACATATCAAAATGTAGCTTCGCAAATTGTATCAGCTTTCATGGGTTCTTATGTTACAGCTAACAATATGGCAGGTCACCTTGAACTTGATGAAGGTATAACTATTAATTTGCTTGACGTATATAACAGAAGAGTTTCAAATGGATTGTTTAATGGATTGCCTGTAGGTAATACTATTGGTACGGCCACAGTTATGAGTATTGAATATAATTCTGGATTCTTAGGTACGTCGGATGGTAGAACAGATATCTATCTATCAGATATTCGTATGTTAGGAAGTAATTCATTCACTTCTGTAAAGAGTTTGTATTATAATAACGGTGACGGCATTGCTGATTTTGGTGCTGATATTGTTCCGGATAGCACAACAGGCACAACAGTTTTAAGAGAACCATTCAATACAGCTTTACTTTACTATACCGGCTCAAACTTTACCAGAAAAGTAAAAGACAGTAGTGATGCATCTCGTACAGTTTATTACTATACTACAACAAAAGCTGTACAAATTACAGGCACTAATGATATTACTGTAAGTGATCTAGGATCTGATACGCTTCCTTACACAGATGCCTTGTCTACAACAGATAAGAGAGAGCTTTTCCTAAGTCTAGAAAATACATCGGTAAATATTGCTATGCCAGGAACAGTTTCGACTGTTGGTTCTGCAAACACTATTAGCGGCACTAGTACATTCTTTACTCGTTTGAATGCTGGAGAAAAAGTTCAGTTCTCAGGAAATTCTCTAATATTTACAGTTTTGAGCACACCTACAAGCGATAGTGGTCCCGATGCATTAAAATTAGTAGAAACTAATGGTCCAACATCACTTTCCGGTGCTACGCTTTTCAGACATTATGGCGCCGGTAGTTTTATTGATCTAGGATCAAAAAGTGTAACAACCGGTGAAGTACGTACTGTAACTGCTTCAGGATCACCATATAGCACAAGTCTTTCTATAAACTTACATGAACCTTTCCCAACACCAGCCGGCGTGTCTGCTTCATTATCATTTAGAGCAGCCAGAAGACAAGCTGTAGGAACATCTAAGACGCTTAGAGTTAATCGATATGTAAAAATTGATTGTTCATCTCACGTTGCAACAACTACTGGACCATATGATCTTGGATTCTCAGATGTTTATAGAGTAAAAAAGATTCTTAAGAAATCGGATGGAACTTATCCAACGTCAAATACTGACACTACAGCTACAGTCGTAACATCACAGTTTATATTTGATAATGGTCAAAAAGATACATTGTATGATATTGCAACAATTAAACCAAGATCAAATCTAAGCTCGGCAGATAAATTACTTGTTGAATTAGATTATTTTATACCTAACTTCTCAGAAGGTAAAGGATTCTATACTGTTGATTCTTATCCAGTTCCTGCCGGTGATATTATAACAGCGGCTGATCAAATAACTACCGCTGAAATTCCTATCTACACATCACCATCATCTGGTAAAAAATATGATCTTAGAAATCATATCGATTTTAGACCTGTAAAGACAATTACAGCGGCCGATGTGGAAGATCCTGCTAGTGGTAGTGTTTCAATAAATCCAGGAAAGTCAAGTTCATTTAACTTTACCGATAGTACACTTAAATTAGCATCACCTTCGTCTGAAATTACCTTTGATTACTCATTCTATGTTGCAAGAAAAGATATTGTTCATTTGAATAAGAATAAGATATTCTCTATCACAAGAGGACAACCTGCAACTCTTCCAATTTCACCTCAAACGCCATCGGATGAATTAGCGATAGCTGAATTAACTATTGCTCCATATCCATCTATTTCTCCATACTATGCTAAGATTATTGGTAGACAGGACATTGCATCTTCAAGTAGAAGACTTGCCTCTGTTAGACAGACAATGCGTGATCTTGGTGTTATGAAGAATCGTATTGCCAATCTTGAATACTATGCTGCACTCAGTCTATTGGAAAAGAGTGCTGCTGATATGTTGATTCAAGATGAAAAGGGACTAGATAGATTTAAAAATGGTATCTTTGTTGATACTTTCCGCGATCACTCATTAGGAGATTCAACAAATCCTGATTATCGTATTGTTGTTGATCCTAAAGAATATAGTATTCGTCCATTATATTCCATGCAGTCTATCAAGTATGATTACATACCAGAATCTGAGAACGGAGTTAAGAAAACAGGCGATCTGGTCACTCTTCACTATAATGAAGTTGAATATGCTAATATATCTTCTGTCACTGCAACATTAAATACAGAAAGATCAACATATCGCTTTATTGGCAATATGACTCTTGTTCCAGAAAACGATGTATGGATTGACACAATTACATTACCGCCTAATGTAGTTAATATCAATGACGCCAATCTAAATGGTTTAGGTGATGCCCAACAGGTTGGTGGTGTAACAACTACATGGAATTCTTGGCAAACTCATGTTACTGGATATAAAGTTTATAGTGGAACAGGTTCTACGAAGACTTTAGTTGGATCATATACAACTCTTAATGAAGCTGAAGCAGCCGCTCAAAATATCAGAACAACTGCGTTTGGTGCAACAATCGAAACAGGTTATCAAAATGAAAGAACAGGTTCGGAAGCTTATACATTTGCTGACAACGATAGTACTTCACTAGGAACTAAAGTTGTTAATACTGAAATTGTTCCATATATTCGACCACAAGTTCTGCTAGGATCAGTTACAGGTCTAAAACCTTATGCAAGTTTTAGAGTATTCTTTGACAATATTAATATGACAGATTTCACAAGACCAATAACTCTTAATGAATATACAAATCCTGCAGGAGTTGTAAGCTGGACATATGCTGAAACTGCTGAAATCTTAGCTAATGAAAAAGGTGAAGTGTGGTTCAGACTACGTTTGCCAAATACAGACAATCTAAGATTTACTGTAGGTACAAAACAAGTCAAAATTACAGATAGTTTAACAAACACTCAAGAAGAAACTTCTTTTGCATCAACTTCGTTTTTTGCTCAAGGTATGGTTGAAACAAAGCAGGATACAATTCTTTCGACACATCAAGTTGTAGTAAAAAATGTTCCTGTTTATGAAACAAATAATAGCGCAACATCCTCAGAATTGCCTCCTTTGACTCCTCCTAAACCTAAGAAGAAACCAAGAGTAGATAGAGATTTTGTTTGGCCAATAGTAGATAACAATAAAACCGACGGCAGCGAGACTGGCAGCAGATCGTGTCTTGCGTATGTAATGCCTATTAAAGTTCCAAGTGGTGAAGAAGGACTATTCTTAACCTCAGTTGATATTTTCTGTGCAGAAAGACATCCTACTCTTGGTATGTGGTGCGAAGTGAGAGAACTTGATTCTGGCGGTGGCATCACAGGCAATCGTGTTCCATTTTCTGCTGTATGGTTTAATAGAGATGATATTCCAGAATCTCTTGATGGAAAAACAAATCCATTGAATGTTGCGTTTGAATCCCCAATCTTCTTGTATGCTGATAAATCATATGCATTTATTATCCATCCAGAAGCAGCAAATCCAAACTATTACTTCTGGATTTCAAGAATTGGTCAGATAGATATTAATACAAAGCAGAAAGTAACAAGTCGTGCTTATTTTGGTGCAACATTCACAACAAATAACGACACAATCTGGGTACTACAAGAAGATGTTGATCTAACATGTAAGTGGTATCGCGCATCATTCACTGTAGGAACAGGAACATTTGAGATTGGAAATCAACCAAAAGAAAAGTTGTATCTATCCGGCGTTCAAGGTGGTTTAGAAGGATTTGGTGAACCATTTGTAACAGGCGATAGACTTACCTTAAATGGTGCAATTACGGCCAGTGTAGGAGACTTCATTATTGGAGCAAACACACAGGTTAACTCTGCGGTCATTAGCATTTCTGCTGGTACTTATAAAATGGCAAATATTAGATATGCCACTGATGAAAAAGCAACAATTAGATTTGGATCAAATGGAGCTATTAAAGGCGGCGTTGCTAACGCTGTCACAATCTCAAGTAATACTCGCGGAACTGGATTCCTTGAATACTATAAGGAAACTCCATTCGAAACTCACATGATTCTGACAAGTTCAAATGGCAATTTCTCTGTTGGAGAAAAAATATTTGATATTTCAGATGAAGGTTCAGCAACAATCAGTTCAATTGGAAATATGAGATATTCTGTTATAGATTTTGAACCAGCAGTTATTAACTTTGTTAGAACTGGCACTTCATATGAAATGAAGACATATGGAAATACAGCACCGTATTCAAATGATGCATACTTTAGATTTGATGCTGGAGAGAATTACACATTTAATTCAGAAAAAGCAATATTCTCTCGTTCTAATGAGATTGCAAATCTATCATCTGCTTTCTCTAATAAAATTAAAACCACAATGTCAACATCTACTGATTATCTGTCTCCGGTATTTGATATCGGTAGATCACATTCAATCATTGTAGATAATTTGATAAATTCAAATACTGTTAATGAAGCATCGACACAAGGTGGACAACTATTCAATAAGTACATCTCAAAGATTGTAACATTGGCCGATTATCAAGATGCTGAGGATATGAACGTGTTCTTAACAGCTTATCGTCCACCAGGCACAGATGTTAAAGTCTGGATAAAACTTTTGAATGGTCAAGATTCTGATCCTATGACTCAGAAAGTTTGGATTGAAATGGAAAAGAGTTTTGGCGGTGATAGCACATATTCTTCATTCTCAAACAAGAATGACTTTAAAGAATACAAGTTCCTATTACCAGCATTAACTTTGAGTACTGGTGGACTTGATCCTGCTGATGGAATATTTACATACAAAAATACTCAGTCGGTCACATTCAAAACCTTTAAATCTTTCCAGATCAAAGTCGGTCTTGTTGGAGACAATAGTGCTATTGTTCCAAGAGTCGCTGATCTAAGAACAATAGCATTGCAGCTTTAAAATTATGAAGAAAACTGAGATTCCAGGAATATATAAAGTATCTGAAGGTATCCTCGTTAACAGAGATAACGAGGCCCTTCAGAAGTATAAAAATAGACGCGATGCTATGAGAAGAACTGAAAGACAGATAAATACTTTGGAAGAAAAAGTATCTAAGATTGATAAGCTGGAAAGCGATCTGGAAGAAATTAAATCACTATTAAAAAAGTTGGTAGAATAGACAAATGGCATTAGCAAACGTAGCACTAACAGACACATTTGATGTGTGGCGCACTAGAACAAATCAGCTAGTCGTTCAAAGTAATTTTTATGAAGTTAATTTGCCAACTTATGCTTTTGCTAATAGCGTTGGCGCATCTTCTAATACCTATGCTAATTCTGTAGGTGCTGCATCTAATGCTTACATGATCGCTGTACAGAATGGATCTAATACGACAATTGGTATTGGAGCAAATACTTATGCTAATTCTGTAGGTGCTGCATCTAATGCTTACATGATCGCTGTACAGAATGGATCAAACACCGCTGTAGGAACAGGAGCTAATGCTTATGCTGCAACAGTAGTGGGTGGTTTTGCTAACACTAATGCAGCAAATGCAACATATCTAACTGTTGGTACAGTTTCTTCTGCTCGTATAGGGCCAGGTTCATATACAGGCATCACGGGTGTGGGCACAATTACCACCGGTGTTTGGAATGGAACTTCGGTTGCTGTTGCATATGGCGGTACAGGAGGCAATGATCAAGCTACAGCAAGAAGTGGTTTAGGTCTTGTAATCGGCACAAACGTACAAGCGTATAGCGCAAGACTTGCTGAAATTGCAGCACTTGCTCCAACAGCGGATAACTTTATTGTTGGTAATGGTACAAGTTGGACTCTAGAGAATGCATCCGCAGCTAGAACATCTCTTGGTCTTGGAACAATTGCGACACAAGCATCAGGTGCAGTAACTATAACTGGTGGTAGCATTTCAGGACTGTCTTCAGCATTTACCGTCACTGATGGCGCCGGCATAGTAACTTTAAATCCTAGTGGTGATATTTACGCAACCAGAACTGGTGGTACTACTGGCGCTATATTCTTAGGTAGTTCTGGATCTAGATATCTTTATTATGATGGTACTACCTATCAAATGCATGGCGCAGGTCTTAATTTAGGCGGCGGCTTCAGTGCAGCAGGCGATATAACCGCGACTGGTGATATCACAGCATTTAGTTCCGATGCTAGATTGAAAGGTGATATCCAAACAATTACCGAAGCTCTATCTAAAGTTAAACTAATCACTGGCGTTACATACGTACACAATGATATAGCCAAATCATTTGGATACACAGACGAAAAAAGACTTGCTGGTGTTCTTGCTCAAGAAGTTGAAGCGGTTCTTCCTGAAGTAGTAGTTCCAGCACCATTTGACGTTGCAGATGATGGAACATCAAAATCTGGCGAAAACTATAAGACTGTTAAATATGAGAAGATTGTTCCATTGCTTATTGAAGCAATTAAAGAACTGACAGCAAAAGTTGAAATGTTAGAATCAAGAGTTAAAGAGTAAAAAATGCCAATACCAACAGGTACAGCAGCGATATCTTTTTCGCAGATCAGAACTGAAATGAATGGTGGAAGCGGCGGCGCTTTTCCATCAGCAGCGACTCCGACTGCACCTCAAGGCACAGCAATGCCATTAAATAATGCCACATTTAGATCCAGACTTACGGATACTACTACAGGTAATCCAATTTCTCTTTCTTCTCTTCGCGGTAATGCTTATCAAAGATTTACTATTGCCGCAGATTATAATACCACTTATGATATTAGAACAGCATTAGTTAATACCGGCTGGACTACAACATCAAAAGGATCTGCTGACGTTGTGGTTAACGGAGGAATTTACGTTTCATCTTCATCAACAGGAGCATATGGAATGGATACTGGTGGTCCTTGGCCAGGACCATCTACTATTGTTGTTTATAATAATGGATTTATTTTAGGTATGGGCGGTGCTGGCGGTAATGGCGGCGAGGACGATTTTAATAATGCACAACCTGGTAATGCCGGAGGTCCGGCACTAAGAGCACAGCGCGCCATGACTTTAGTTAATAGCGGTACCATCGGTGGCGGAGGTGGAGGCGGCGGTGGCGGCGACGGCACTACAGGTGTTACTCCTCTTAATCCGCCATTTAGTCCACTACCATTTAACAATGGCGGCGGTGGCGGAGGCGGTGGTCGAACTGGTAGAACAAATTCTGCTGGCGGACTACCCGGACCCGCAGATGGTCCCAATGCGAATCCCGGCGGCTCAGGCCAACAAGGCACAATTACCGCAGCTGGCAATGGCGGGCCCGGTGCTGGCACCGCAGGCAGCGGCGGCACTGGCGGAAATTGGGGTACCGCTGGCAACAATGGCGGGATAGGCAACGCCCCTGTCGCTCGCGCGGGCGGCGCCGCAGGTATTTCAGTACAAGGATGGTCTGCGGTAACCGTTCCAACAACTGGAACAATTTTAGGTCCAACATCACCTTAAAAATTAGAGGATAAAAATGATAACAAGATACGCATATGTAGTTAATGATGAAACTCTTTGGGGACCTGGTCCCATGCCGTATTTCATAACTCTCACAAATCAAACAATGTGGGAAATTACGGCTCATACAAAAGAAGAGAATGAAGCTGTAGGAATATATGAAGTCGAGCAAATAAATTATAGAGAATTTGATGATAGATTCGAAAGAGCAAATATTCCGTCATATGCTTTAATTAATGGTTTGCCGACAGAAACCTGGAGTTATACTTTTATACCAGCTGCAAAAGAGAATATGCAGATTGCCGTAGACGAACACGCAGAAGTTCTTAGAACGGAAGTTGCAACTAAGTTTGCAGGACAATACGCTGAATATGAACAGGCTTATGGTGAAGCTTCAGATATCTCAAAGTTAGATCCTAATGATGTAATTGTTAATGCAGATTATCCTTACGTTGCCGCAGATATAGGCATCACATATTCAGAATCTTTAGGCCGAGAAGTACAAACTATTAGAGAAGCTGCTGATCTTATTATCAGTACTCGCATAATTTGGCATGATTTTGGCGCAAGTCTAAGAGCGGCTAGACTTTTTACCAAAAAGATGATAAAAGACGCTAGTACTGATCAAGAAGCAAAAGTAATTTATGATACTTTTGTTGCAACGACAATTTCTGACTATCTAACTGTTTAACAGAAAACTGGTCCATGTATCCAAGAGACGATAGACCGTCTAACGCCTCTTGTTACTGGAGTAACTTCGTGCAAAACATTTGATGGAAAAAATGTAATCATTCCTTGGCGTTTAGGAACAATCATTGGATTTTTACCTTCGTATATGATTAAATCACCTCCATCATACTCACTTGGGTCTGATAGTAGAACTGAGAATGATAACTTTCTATTTGAATTTATACCACCATCAATGTGAGCATCGTACTTACCAGCTTCTTCGCCAGCATAATATTCTAGATAGTCAATTTTTTCCATTTGATTCAAAACATATTTGAAGTTTAACCAATTCATATTTTTGATTTCTTCTTCTAATAATGAATAAAGCCAACCGAACTTATCAAATGGTAACCATGAATGCGAGACATTTCGAATCTTCGTATCAACAACACCATCATTATTGAAAGTCAAACCACCAATTTTAGCCAACTCGGTATTCTTACTGCCGTGTAAAATAATAGAATCGATCAAAGGTGCTGATAACACACCTTCTTTGGTCATGTATAGACATTTGTTCTGTGGAACATAACCGAAAATCCAAACGGAATCATATTGCTGATCATCATTGGATTCTACTATTCTTTTAGCGCCTAAAGATTCTCTACCGTCATACTTAAGGTCTTTGTGTGGACCATTGGCATCAACATAGTGAAGAAATACTTGACACTGCCATTTTCCCTGAGTATACGGTTCTCTCCAGTGATTAATTTCCGTGCCTCTGTAAACTACCATACTTCCTACATCAATAAGGATCTCACCAATATCATTTTCTACTTTATCATCTGTCGAAACGTGGATTGGCCACAAATCCCCTTCGTATCCAAGTGTGATTGTTGCACTGATTTCACAGGCTTCTCTATCGAGATGTGGTTTTAGTTCATTGCCAGGTAGATATTTTCTGGCATATGAGTATGTTGGAATAAGGTTTAGACCGGTTGCTTTTTCTATAGTCGG